AGCGCCCATAGCATAGGCGAGATAGGGAAGATTGTTGAGGCTGATCGCGTATGGGTCCCACTGATCGTGAATGATCTCAGCATAGGTGCCGATCAACCGCTCACCATCAACGTCAGCCATAGATCGCTCTAGGCCGGTGGCGTTGCGGTAGAGCAGTTTGGCTCCAGGCGCTTGGATGATTCCTTCAGTAACGATATCGTTCACAGTGAGCGTCCCGCAAGCGTTACCTTGATACTGTTAACTCTGATGATCCAATCCATCGGGACCATAACATCTGTTTTCGGTTCTAGAATTTCAATGTGATGTACTCCGCTCATAGCACAGCAAGCATTGATCGCCATCAAGGAATGATCATGACCTAACCAGTATTGCTCAGCCACAAGATTAGCGAGGTTCGCTTCAATCTTGGCCAGGCATTGATCTTGAACTGTACCGGGATAGAGCCAGACCATCACGTTGTAGTTAATGTCTTTGATCTTTGGCTTATTGACTGAGATCACATCCGTCAAACCCATACGTGATAGGCTCTGAATGTAAGAGCGAATGCGGATCAGATTTTCATCAGATGGTCCCGGCGCTTCTGGCGGAGCCATCAAGCATGTGATCAAGATCGTTGGATAGTAGTCGTGCGCTACGTGTCTCATTGCTGTGACGTCACGAAGTGCCGGCAACGCCGTGAGTGCCCAAAACTCATAAGCCTCTGCTGTACCGTGAGGGCTCAACGTATTAGGTGAGAGCCAAATGCGACGGCGATAGCGATCATCACTCTCACCTTCAATGCGCGGGACGCCACCCGGATATCGGGAAGCAATCGCATCGAGGTCGGTGCCGATGGCATAGGCAAGCGTGATAGAGCGAGCAGCTTGGTTGACACGGTCGCGAAGCATCAATTCAAAATAGGTACAAGCTTCTTGATTGATCTTGATCGGATCAAATTCAAGGTTCTCAACGTCATATTGAGCCGCCATCGGCGGATCATATTTGGCCCACAAGGTCTTGAGCCGCGTCATACGATCTGTGAGAATTGTTTCTGTGTCAATCTTCTCCAACACAATCATCGGCTGGAGATTGGCCGGTACAAGAATGGAGATGCGCTCACTCAAGCGCGAAGTGAGAGCTTGACCTGCCTCACTGGGAGATGTTGCTAGATCATAAATGTCGGTCATGATTTAGCTCCCGGAATTGTAGGCGTGGTTCCAATTCCGCCTTCTGGCGCGCCACCAACATATCCTGATCTTCCCTCCCAAAGATTGTAACCACGAGAAACAAGACCAACCGCCCGTCTCACTTGCGGTTGAGAATTTCCTAGATGACCACGTGGACGATAGGTGCCTTCCATTGACGTCGTCATATGACCAGAGCGCAATTCTTCCGGGGACGTTAAGCTTGTACCATCTTCACGTTTCGCAACACGCACTCGTTGAATGCGATAGTTAGGCTCCCAAAGATCAATGCCCATACAGATCGCAAAATAAAATCTTGCGATGGTAGGTTCATCCGCATTCTCACCGATCAGATGAGGTACGAATGAACCGCACCACCGACGCAGCACACGCTCGTGATACTTCGTTGAGAATATCAAAAGCATACTTTGGACCACATGATCCCAACCAGTCAGCATCTTCCCGGTATAGCGATCCATTCCAATGCGGACTGGGTTAAGGACAATATGGCCATACTTAAGATCAGGCCACATATCCACGTTGGGATCATAGACGTAAGCCATCGCAAGCCTTTACAGAGGAGTGTTGCCTGAGGGCGCAAGATTCAGCGGCGGCGGTTTCGGAGCATGCGACTGAGGCTTTGCCGCTTCCTTCGTTTCCGGCTTCTTGTCTTTTCCACCACGGCCCTTTTTGTCCTTGGCCATTTGAGCACGGCGTTGATTGGACATTGTCTGGCGCATAGCAGAGACTGGAGCGCCAGATTGTGTCATCTTGTCATACTTTGGAAGCTTGGGCGGCGGAGTATCATTGTCCTCGCTGCGACCACGAGTGAGCTGCGCCAAAAACTTCTTGCCTTCTTCCGACATCTCACCAAGCGGCTTGAGGCCGGCCATACCCTGATCGACCCAATACTGGATCTGCATCGGAGTAGACATAACGTGAAGGCCCTTTTCGTCTTCAAAGAGGCGAAGGCGACCAAGCTCATCACCGGCTTTGAGGCCGGGATCATAGACGTAAAACTTTGAAAGGATAGCAGATGTCTTCATGGTTAACTCCTTAGTTGAGATTTACTTATCGTCGTTTTTGATCGGGTCCTTTCCAAGAATGGGAGGGCGAGACATTATGATCTGCCCTTTCTTAACTACAACCCAATCCGATCCAGCACGCATCTTGGCTCCATCTTTGTGCGAAGCCAAGCGTACATCTTTTCCTACACGCAACGTATGCCCGCCATCTTTGTTCATGCGGGCTTTGATCTTTGCCTTCTCACCGCCAGTGTGGCCCTTCTTTTGTTGCTGACCACCACCGCCTTGTCCGCCGCCCTGACCACCACCTTTGCTTTCCTGCTTCTTGCTATCATCTTCTTGAAGCCAGTGGTCATGTCCCTCTTTGGTAGTCTTTCCGCGATAGTCATCCTGCTGATAACTCTCCTCATCTTGAGCACTACTATCAGCGTGCTCTGGCGGCTTGAACTCTTTGTTCGGAGCATAGGACGTTATCATTCCCTGCGATACGTCACCGCCCGGGCAAAGCAAGGAAAGCGTCTGCCCCTTCTTATAGAACCGTTGTTCCGTGGCGCCACCGCGATGATTATGGGTATTGAGCCAAGGTGATAGAACGTCTTTACCATCCGCATCCTTACCGATGATCATGCGGAGCTTGTTGCCTTTCACTTCATGGACCTTGCCCATCTGAAACATATTGGCCATCTGCCTGCGAAGATCGCCAACTTGTTGCAACAATCTTTGATAATCGTCGCTCATACCAGTTCGATCCTTATCTTGTTAGCAGTCTTTTCCATTATGCTCTGCGCGATCTGACGGATTGTCAAATCTACATTCGCAACATCCGCTCGTTTGGCGGCATCCGTCCCAGTGATCGTGGTCATTGTTACTGGGAGGCGCTTACCCTTCTCCACATACGGCATGATCACACAACGGCAATTAGGGTGCTTAGGTATGTGAGCCTTCGCAACCTCAACCGGCATCGGTCCTGCCGCTTCTAATTCTTGACAATCCATACACACAAGTTCATCGTGCTTCGAAACAACAACCACTAACGCTCCAGGCTGACGCTTCCCAAAGTCTCCACTCTCACGCTTGCCTTCTAACCGGGAAGGATCAGTAAGCAGATTTGGATGAAGTTCCAACTCATAAGTCAAATGCGATCTTGAAGCACGCTTAACATCTATCACGCCACGCACTTCTTCAAGATTCAATCCGGTCTGTTTAGATATGGCGGTAGCCAATACAGTCAGCAAGCCATCGCCAACTTCGTTGAGACCAGTAGCAATGATAGGTGTCGTCAACTTCTTTGCTTCGCTCAATTGCTTGGCGTAGGCAACAACCTCGCTCGTATCGATGCTGATGTTAAGAGCCATCGCCCATCTCAACCTTGTCTTTTTTCTCCTTTGGTTCAATAGTCACGACATTTGTCTCGATTGAGAACTCATCAATAAGACCGGCACTCTCATCCTTCTCCATCTGCATATCATCATGAGTGATCTTGCGAAGAATTGGAGCCTCACCATTCTTGTCGGTGAGATCATCGCCATACTCAGTTGCCATCGGGACCATCTCCGAGGATATCGGCGCAAGACCAATTGCCCGCATAGCAAGACGACGCCCACCATAGGTCGCTTGGACTTGCTCCCATTTAGGAGCAACCTTGCTACTAAGCAAAGCAGAGCAAATCTCAGCAACATGTTCCATGCCAGCTTCAGGGTGTCGCTCCGAAGTCTTGATAAACATTCTGATCGGATGATCCGCTCCAGCAGGAACACCGGGAGGAAGATCTCCAATCACATCGCATATCACTGACAGTTGGCGCGCCGCCCAACGTCTATCGCGATCAGCAGATGCGCCACGTTGACCGGATACACGGCTGACGCGCATGACAAATCCCTTGAGAAGCTCAGCCCAATCCGATTGAGGATTGCCGAACAAAGCGGCTATGGCTTGATCCTCAACCATGTCAAGAGCAATCTCCATACCTTCATCTGTCAGCGGCGTCTTCAATTGAACGCCACCAGCTTCACCTTCAACCTTACTCGCTACGCCAATCTCAAGGCAAAGATTCAATTCGCGCCGCACGCCATACAGATCAGTGCTATCGATATCCAATCGATTGTCTGAGTCAGTATAGACAACGATATATGGCTTGGCCGCGGCGTTCAGCGCCAAGGCTTGAGACAGTGGAGTATTGTCGCTATCAAATACCCGATCATCTGCCCATGTAGTTCCGCGCAACGCGGCTACAGCGCACATTCTCGTCAACATACGGGAAATGCTCATGGGTTAATCTGAACCTCAAGGACCCTCACAAGATGAACGTCTGG